GATGAAAGTTCTGCTAGAGGATTAGTTGAGCAAGGTCAGCAGCAACAAATGCAACAATATCAACAACAAATGCAAAAAATGCAACAAGAAGGCTATGATATGGAGACTGCTCCAAAGCCACCTCCTCCACCACAGGTTGAAGAAGTAACATATGGACAGCTTGTAGAGGCTGGGCAGATAACAGCTGTTGCTATTCAAGTAAGAAGGATTTGTCAGGTAGTAATGATGGGTGGAGAAATGCTTTATAATAGAGTATTGCCTTGTGAGCATTATCCAATTATCCCTATATGTAATGTGCATACTAGAACTCCTTATCCAGTATCTGATATAAGAATGGTTAAGGGAATGCAAGAGTTTATAAATAAAACTAGAAGTTTAATTATAGCTCATGCTACAACAAGTACTAATACTAAGATACTTGTTCCAGAAGGCTCTGTTGATATGAATGATTTTGAGAATAAATGGGCACAACCAGGGGTTGCTATTCCTTATGACCCTACTGACGGCCCGCCAGTTCCAATTCAACCAACACCACTTCCTAATGAGTTATACCAGAATGAGAATACTGCTAAGTCTGATATTGACCATTGCTTAGGTTTATATGAAATGATGATGGGTAATGCTCAAGCAGCACCACAGACTTATAAAGCAACTGTAAGTCTAGATGAATTTGGACAAAGAAAGATTAAGTCTAAGTTAGCCGATATCGAAGGGGCTTTAACGAGACTTGGTCAGGTGTGCATATCTCTTGTACAGCAGTTATACACACAAGAAAAGGTATTTAGAATTATTAATCCAAATAATTCTATGAATGAGTATGTTATCAATAAACGTCTTTATGATGATAAAACTGGAGAAATTCAGGTTATAAATGACATGACAAGAGGAAAGTATGATGTTATTGTAGTAGCAGGTTCTACCTTACCTAGCAATCGTTATGCTGAACTTGAGTTTTATATGGATGCATATACAAAAGGAATTGTTGACAAAACAGAAGTTCTTAAAAAGACCGAAGTATTTGATATGGAAGGTGTAATGCAAAGAACTGATGCTGTGACCCAATTGCAAAGTCAATTGCAGTCAGCTCAGCAAGAGATTAAGAAACTTAGAGGTGACCTACAAACTAGGGACCGAGAGTCTGTTAATCTTAGAAAGAAGGTTGAAGTCGAGAAGTTTAAAACTCAACTGGACAAAACGCAAAATAAAGCGGATAGTGCAGGGAAAGTTTATGAGAAACGTCTTGATGATGAACTTCGAAATATCAGGAAAGACATTGGTGTAGGCCAAAAGGCTATAGCTAATGATAAAAAATAACAACCGAGATACCTCTATTCCTGTAAAGAGCTCTCACAAATAAGGAAAAATGCCAAATGGAAGACGTAAATCAAGATACCCAAGTAGAACAACAGACGCCTCAGGCTCCCGTTGCGGATACCCCTACAAATGCGTTTGATGAAAATACTGGCTCTGAAAATACAATGTCATTTGAAGACGTAATTTTTGGACCTGAAGGAGAAAGGAAACCTGCAGAGGTTCCACCAAGGACACCCGAGCAAGTTGCTAATGAGACTAGAGCTATTGAAAGCCAAAATCAAGCACCAACGCCCGATGCTCAGCAAGAGTATCAGGCTAAAAATGATGATAAAAGGTTTGAGTATTGGCAATCTCAAGCAGCTCAACTTCAGAATCAGTTGGAACAACAAAGAGAGGCAACTAATTCGTTAACGAAACATCTTAACGAAGCCCCACAAGGCCCCAGGTATACATCTGCAGGCCCTATGGCAGGACAACCAGAAGCCCAGGTAGCTCCTGAGGCAGAAGAAGGTTTTCCACCGCCTCCAGATAGACCAGCTAAGCCCAGAAATTTCAGTAGGGAAGCAGCATATACTGATGCCACTAGTGAGTCAGCAGCTTATCTCGATGCAATCGATGAATGGCGTGATGATATGGATGAGTATACTGGTTTAAAATCTGAATATGAACAAGCTAAAATGCAAGAATATATGCAAAATCAAGAATCTCAAAGACAGAAAATGGTTCAACGTCAGCAAATGGCGGCTGAACAGCAACGTCAAGTAGGAGAGATTGATAAGTATGTTCAAGGGCAGTATGGCTTTACAGCCGAAGAATCTAGAGAGTTTATTTCTCAGTATTCTGACCCTAAATCTGTTACAATGGAAAATTTAGTTCAATTGTATAGATTAAATAAAGGTCAGCCTTTACACGGAAATGGACCTCAGCAGGTTCCTAATAGTCCTCAGATTATTGACCAAAGACCTCCAGAACCATCAGCTACCTTTCAGCAACAGCAGAGAGCACAGCAGGTGCCTTCACCTGTGGGAGTGCAGTCAGGTTTAGGTAATTCTAATCCAGACGATGGACTTCCTCAGGGGCAAAAGTTTATGGATGCTTTGATTGGAAATCATAACAAAAACACAGCATTTTAATTAATGTTGTCAAACTTAAAAAGGATGGTAATTTAATATGAGTACATATTATGACGCAGGAAAATTATCTACCTTAACAACAGGTCAAACATCCAACACAGGTACAACTGTATCTGAGTGGGGAAATTGGACAGGAGTTGTTGATGTTGATAATATCCGCAGAAAGTTTGGCATTGGTGACTATGTTTCTCAATTAGCTCCCGAACAGTCTTTATTCTTCGCTTATTTGTCGAAAGTAGCTAAAAAGCCATTAGATGAGACTGTATGGAAGCCTTTAGAGTATAGGCCTCAATGGCAAAGACGTAACTTTGTTGCAGTAGTTGATGATGCACATGAAATAGCACTAGCAAAAGGAACTCCTGATGGAGGGAAAGTTAGTGTTGCCCCAGCGGGAGCTGTTGAAATTCGGTGTAATTATGATGCGACTGGTAAGGTTACTGCATTATTTAATAATAAAACGGTTTTTCATTTGAAAAATCAAATAGTTAGAATGCCTGTATGGGAAACAACGGACAATAAGTTAGTCCATTGTAACTTTAAGGTAACTGCTATTGACACAACAACAGTTGGTAACATCACTATTAATTCAGCAGGTGTTCAATCACTTCCTGAAAAAGCAGCTGATGGTACTACTGATTGCGATTACGTACTTTTATGCTTAAACGCAAACGGTGCCCTTGGTGATAACAAGAATGACGGAGCCGCTGCTACAGATGGTAAAGGTCAAAATTGTGATTGTCAGGTTGTTGGTAGTGCATTTGGTGAGGCAACAACTGCTCCAGATGGTTGGGTAGACAAAATTAGTGATGCAGAGTTTTATATGCAAATATTTAAAACTGCTGTACCTCTAATGTCTGGCTCTGCTCAAGCAACTAGATATCGTGGTTTCGCTGACGAATACCAAAGAATATATGCTCAGCATGTAATGTCACATAAAATGGACATTGAAAATGCTATGCTATTTGGTAGCGGTGGCTATACAGACCAAGATTCTAGATATTCTTGGGGTATTGTTCCTTTCATCGAGCTAATGGGTGGTAAGTCATATGGTATGAATTATCAAACATCTGGCTATGATGATATGGTTGACATTATGGAGAATTTCTTTGCTCCTGAAGTTGGGAATAGTGGTCAAAAGCTATGCGTAACTTCTCGTAAAGTAATTGCTTGGTTATCTAAATTAGGTAATGCCTCTAACGGCTCATTTATCTATAATTCACTAGGTAAGGATATGTCAGATGGTTCTACTAGCGACAATCCTTATAATGTGCAAATAGATACTAAGCAATCTAAATTCGCTCCTGTGCCTATTACATCAATACAAACTGCATTCGGTACTTTCAATTTTGTAGCTCACCCTCTATTTAGAGGTCACGCTGAAAATACTGTAGCAGTTATTGACTTGGCTAATGTTGCGTATAGACCGCTTGTTGGTAACGGGTTAAATAGGGATACGTTTGTGGAAACAAACATACAAGACAATTCTGTTGATGGTCGTAAAGACCAAATTATCACAGAATGTGGTCTTGAAGTTATGCTTCCAGAGACTCACGCTCTTATTAACTTTAGTTAATAGTAGGTGAATAATATATGTCGGAGGGGCGTAAAAACCCCTCCAACATTATAAACTGGAGAAACTATGAGTAAAATAACTTATGAAAAAGTCTTCCCTGGAGACACAGTAAAGACAACTAAGAATGTTGAGTCTGTACCTTATAGGACTGAACCGCACAAGG